GTCCTTTGCAGCCTTTGGAAATTTTTTCATTTGTCCAGCTGATCGTGCACAGAAAGATTTACGTCTTTTTGCAGCTTTTGATCCAGGTTTTACTTTACCTGTTACCGCTGTTTTTAATTTAGAACCTGGGTTCATTCTTCTGTAAGCAGCAACACCTGCTTGTGTCATACCAGCTCCAGATTTTGTAGATCTAAAATTTTTTTTATTTCTTGCAGGCATGCCACCTTTTTTCATTCCTGCTTTTTCTGCTTTTTGTTTAGCTACGCCAGAAAATTTTTCTGTCATCGGTTTAAATGTAGATAAAACGCCACCAATAGATTTTTTTTCAATAGCTTTTCCTAAACCTTTAATTTGAATTCCTAATTTCATTAACCTGTAATACTTATTGTTGTACTACCAGAATTTGACAACACTACTGCGATACCTGATTTAAACAAAACTCCAGATCCTGGAAAATAAAAATCTAATCCCTCTGTTCCAAATTTATACTCAATTAATTTATTACCAGAGGCTATAGCGCCCGTTGATGTTACATCGTGAAATGCAACACTACCGTTACTGTGTCCCTTAGTTTGTATACTAGTAATACGGGCACGACCCGTGTGCATCATAGCACCCGTGGTCGTGTCCTGTTGTAGAACCTTTTGGTCACTTATAAATGAAGCACCACCAGGCATTTATTATCCGTTTGTTGTAGTTAAGTTAGGCCCAGAAAATTTATCTGTTAAAAGTGTATAAGCTGCAACATGAGTTTTTGTTTTGCAAAATATACCTTTAGGAAACAGAATACCGTCTTCTGGAAAATTAAAATTAATTACATCTCCTGTAGGAACGTCTGCTTGAAATAAAGTTGTTCCTGTATTTGATGTAGTTGTTAATTCTAAAACTCCTGCACCACCACCACTTGAAGCAATTATAATACCTCTAAGTCTTACGGGTGCTGCAATAATTGCAACTGCACCTGCAGCCGCATCGGATCTAGTGGCCTGTATGTCAGTTTTAGCTGCCATTTATCCTCCTATTAAGCGAGTGCTCTGTTTTGCAAATACTCAACTGTTAAAATACCAGCACCGTTTCCAGATCCAGGTGAAATGAAAACTATAGTTGTATCACTTGTTCCAGTATTTTTCCAACTAGTTTCAGTTCCTGTTTGTGCTGCTCCAACTCTGTGATTACCCACAGATGATACAGTCAAACCATCAACAAATAAATCAGTGTCTGCTGAAGTTCCAACATCAATAGTGTTTGTACCATTATCAAATGCTGTTGTTACTAAAACATAGATATTTGTTATTTGTGATCCAGCTGGAATAATAATTGAAGTAGTTCCGAAAGCGTTTACTTCTGTTACTGGTGCTGATTGAGCCATAGATACAAATCCTGTATTTGCACTAGCTCCTTCTCTTACTGTCCCAGCTTTTACTGGTCCAGAAAATGTAGTTGTTGCCATAATATCCTCCTGTATAGCGTTACTTATGCAGTCTCTATACCGTCTGCCTAGCCAGTCTGCATAATTAAATTTTTCTAGGTTTAAATATTATACATAAAAAAAGGGGCGATGTGAACACCGCCCCTTATTAATAACGTGTACTAATTATTAACTAGTTGGTAGATTTCCGTTACCAAATACACATCTTGGATCACTAAATCCAAATGAGTATCTTGGACTAGCTTTAAATCTAACGTTTCCTGTATCGAAGTCACCTTCCATTGCAGTTTTGATTGGGCTTCTAACAAAATGTTTGAAACCGTTAGGTACATCAGTCATGATAAAGAATGAATCAGTATCCGTTAGGAAGTTATTGATTACATATCCTTGTGGTAACATACCCATAGATCTCAATGCATTGATGTCATTATCCGCAGTCGCAGTTCTAAGAGGTGATTTCATTAATCTTTCAGCAGTAAATTGTAATTCTTTTGGAATTATCATTTTCTGTCCCTGAAGAGCAATTCTTAATCCTCTCTCATCTACGAAACCTGCTATATCAATCAAAGATTGCTCTAGTGATGTTTCGTTCAAATCAGCTGCTGTAGCCAATACGTTTGCGAATTGACCTCCAGATGCTAATGGGTGGTTATTCGCTATAAGCGGTACACCATCTCCACCAGTAACTGCTGTAAATTGTGCTTGGTTAAGCACTGCTGCAGCTTTGATTTGTTTTGTGTTTGACATTGATCTTGCAAGCGCTCTAGTGTATCTCGATGCAAGTCTGTCATACAGGTTGTCCTCAATAGCTTCTTCTGTGATTGAGAAAGCTAATGCGATAGTGTCGTGTGTATATCTAGCAGTGAATGATTCAGTTGCTTGATCAAATACAACACCAGCACCTTCTTGTTTTACTGGAGCACCAGCAAAACCAGTTAGCATTACTTCTTCCTCAAACGCTCTGTCTGAAGATTCTTGAGTGTATATTTCAGTATGTTGATTTTCATACCGATTATATTCCAGGCCAAATAAAGCATTCAAACCTGGCTCTAGTTCTTTGACTAGTTGTGATCTTGATATCGCCATAATTATTCTCCTTTATTAGATACCTGTTTGTTGTCTATAGAAATGTCTGTTAATTCTAACTAAAATGTTAGCATTAGCATTCCCAGTGTCACTGTTATTAGGATCTTGTGAAATGTCCATTGCTTGAATCATAAATGAAGCATTAGTTCCTGATACAGAGACATCTAGTTGTACTTCAGATATTCCTGTTTTAGTATTGCCTGTAGCATTTGTTAACGAATAGTTTTTAAACAAGTCCGCTTGAGCAAAAGTGTCATCCGCATTAATCAAAAACACAGCATCTGGATCATCAACAACAAATGCAGTTATGTCACTTGCAGCGATTCCACCAGGGTATGAGTTTGAAAAGGTTGGCTTTTGCGTTGTAGGGTCTGTGTAAAAACAACCGTTGAAAACGCCCACAACAGAATTTGAAGTGTTGGCAGTATGTCTTTCAACACCACCCGCAGTTACTGGTACTACCAGGTCACCTTGGAAAATTGCAGTAGCGTAACCGCTTGCAATTTTATATCTGTTTTGAGCTCCTACTAAAGGCGTTCCGTCTAGTTTTCTGTATGGTCTTAGACCAAACTTTTCTAGTGTGTTTGCCATTGTTGTTTCCCTTTTTTTAACGTTGTTAATTTACCAACCTCAATGGTAGTTATAGCTAATTAATTGCCTTTACGACCACCACCAAAGGTTACTCTACTTTGACGATCAATATTGATCGGCATCGCAGGGTTCTGCTCCTTCATAAGGTCATTGTCCACAGCGTTTATTTGGTCCTGAGTCATTCTTGCGAAATACTCAGAGCGTTGCTTCAAAACCTCTTCTGGTATCCTTGCCAGTACAAGGCCCCCAATTCCTATACACCCCTGATACTCTCCTTTAGCTATGACAGGATATGCTTTTTCTGTAATCTCGTCCTTATATTCGTCCGCTCTTACAAATTCATAACCCTCTCTAAGTTTTTTAGATACATTTGATGTATCCTCAAAACCAGCTACCTCAGTTCTGATCCATCTATGAACAAAACCTTTAGGTGCAGCAGGTGCATCTAAACTGGATGGTAAAGTCCAACTTTTAGCTCTAGTAGATTGTTCTCTAGAATTGGACTGGCGTGAAGTTCTATCTATTTTATCTGTCATTTATCCTCCTTCACGAACTTAGCGTATTCCTCTAGTGGCACCCCTAATTTTTTAGCAATAGCTACCTGTGATTTGGTGAGTTTCACAGATCTGCGTCCTCCCTGTTTACGAGAGACCCCAGCAACATTTTGGACGGGTTTGTTGGTAGTTTCAGTAGTCTCATCTTTTTCAAATTTTTGAGGGAAGTAATCCTTCAAACGTTTGTCGATTTCATTATAATAGTCATCTGTCTCTGCGTCAAACCCCTGCCCGACTAATTCGTCATGCAAAGACATTGCCGCTGATGTCATTATACGATCATTGCCAAACCACTCATTTTTCTCAGCCCATGCTTGCGCTTTTGGGCTAATTTTTTGTGGAGCTGCTTGTTCGTTTATTTGTTGATTTATTGTAGGTTCAGGAGTTTTTACTTCTTTTTCTTTATCCTTTTTAAGTTGTTCCTTTTCAGATAAAGATATTCTTACTTTCTCCTTTTCTACAGCTAGTTTTGTTAAAGAATCATTGGCTTCCATAACTTTTTCAGTGTCCTGTGTATCCAGTGCGTCCTTTAACTGACGTTTAACTTTATCACGTTCAGCATCGATTCGAGCATCATATTGTTTTAAATATTCCTCATCTGTGCTTTGATACTTTGCATTAACGTCTT